AAAACGATCTGCGTGATATTTACAAGGCTTTCAAACTTATGGATGACCAAGCAACAGAGGAAGCAAGAACTCAATCTGCTGCTCTGGCTTATTTTGCATCAGAGGAAATTAAACAGGCAGCTAGGACTAGAACAAAGAGTGGCAAGGTTGCGCAAAGAGTCGCAGAGGGCGTTAGCATCTCTAAGTCCAGCAAAATCGGTGAGTTCCGTTATGGTTTCGCAAGACAAAAGTTTTCAGGTGGTGCTACAACGCAAACCCTATGGGGTGGAGTTGAGTTTGGATCTAATAAGTTCAAGCAGTTCCCTACATATTCAGGACGGCAAGGCAGAGGTTCAAGAGGTTGGTTTATCTATCCAACCCTTCGCAAAATTCAGCCTGAATTGATTAACAAATGGGAACAGGCTTTTAATCGCATCATTAAGGAATGGGTCTAATGGCAACCGGTAATCGCACCTTAAAGTTATCAATTCTTGCCGATGTTGATGACTTAAAAAAGAAGCTAGGCGAAGCCGACAAAGCGGTCGAAAGTAACTCAAGCAAGATTTCAGAATTTGGCAAAAAGGCTGCTGCTGCGTTTGCAGTCGCTGCTGCTGCTGCCGTTGCCTATGGCACTAAATTAGCCGTTGATGGGGTCAAGGCTGCCATTGAGGATGAGGCTGCTCAGTTAAGGTTGGCTGCTGCTCTACGCACCGCCACAGGGGCTACTGATGCACAAATAGCGGCAACTGAGGCAATGATTCTTAAGACATCTTTAGCGACTGGCGTGGCTGATGACCAACTGCGTCCAGCCTTGCAACGATTAGCGGTTTCCACAAAAGATACTGAGGAAGCACAAAAATTATTAAACCTATCTTTAGACATTGCTAAAGGTCGAGGACTAGAATTAGAAACTGTTGCCAATGCTTTAGGCAGGGCTCAGGATGGAAACACCACAGCTCTAGGCAGATTAGGACTTGGCTTATCCAAGGCAGAATTATCAACTTTATCTTTTACTGAAGTGCAAGAAAAATTATCTGAACTTTATGGCGGTGCAGCAGCTAGGAACGCAGAAACATTCCAAGGCAAGATTGATCGATTAAAAGTAGGTTTTGATGAAGCCAAGGAATCTTTAGGTTTCGCACTACTTCCAGCAGTTGAGCAATTTATTGGCTTTTTGAATACCACAGGCATTCCAACATTAAATGCGTTTATTGCAGGATTGACTGGCGATGAAGGATTAAGTGCAGGACTAGCACAAAGCCAAAGAGGTGCTGAAACATTTGGTAAAGCAATTAATGGACTTGCAGATATATTAAAGGGCTTGCTTAACTTTATTCGTGAAGTTATTGGCGGATTGACAGAGTTAGCAAATCAAGCAATTAGAGTTGTTAATATCATTAAGCCCGGAGGAGATGTTGGATATATTCCAAATGTTTCCCCTAGTGCAAGTCAATTAGGAATGTTAGGCGCTGCACCATTGCCAGCAGTTCCAGCAAACACTAGAGAAAACCGAGTAGCAACAGTTACCAACATTACAGTTCAAGCGGTAGATTCTGAAGGTGCTGCTAGAGCAGTTGCAAAGGTCATAAATCAGAGTTCATCGAGATCAGTTCCGCAGCTCTATAACAGCGGCATCACTAGAGCGAGATAATGTCAGTCTTTACGCCTGAATATAAGTTAAGCATCAATAATGTGGAATACACCGATGTCGCTATCTCTGATATAGCCCATCAAGCAGGGCGTGAGGATATTTACGCACAGCCAACCCCATCTTATATTCAGATTGCATTAGTGGCTTTGAATAATGAAAACTACAATTTCCAAGTCAATGACGGAATAGCCTTACAAGTGAAAGACAGCACCAATGCGTTTAAGACTTTATTTGGTGGCAACATCACAGACATAACTACCGAAGTTGCATCAGCTAGTAGCGTTGCCGAAACCTTTACTTATACCATTCTTGCTCTAGGTTCATTGGCTAAATTGCCGAAAGTTATCTATGACGGAACATTGGCTAGGGATGATGATGGCGACCAGATGTTTGAATTGCTATCTGACTTATTCTTAAACAACTGGAATGAAGTGCCAGCAGCTGAAACTTGGTCAGGTTATGATCCAACAATTACTTGGGCAAATGCTGAAAATTTAGGACTTGGTGAAATCGATCGTCCTGGAGTTTATGAAATCATAGCAAGAGGATCAGATCCGGATACTGTCTATAACATTGCAAGTCTTATTGCTGATAGCGCATTTGGTGTCTTGTATGAGGACAACGAAGGTCGCATTGGATATGCCGATGCTTTACACAGACAGAATTATCTTGCCAATAATGGTTACACAGAGATTTCAGCAAACACAGCCTTTGGAGCAGGATTAAAGGTTTTGACTAGGGGTGCGGATGTTCGCAATGACATAATTCTTAACTATGGCAATAATTTTGGTTCACAGAAAAGCGCAATTGATTTAGACAGCATTGCAACCTTTGGTTATCGAGGCGAAACGATCAATACAGTTTTGCATGATGCTACCGATGCTCAAGCTGTGGCTAATCGCTTTATTTCGCTTAGATCCTATCCAAGAGCCTTATTTGATAGCATTACATTTCCATTGACAAACTCAGCCATTGATGATGTAGATCGAGATGCCTTGCTTAACATTTTTGTGGGTCAGCCAATGCGAATAACAGACTTGCCTGTCCAGATAGCCCCAACTCAACAGTTTGAGGGTTATGTTGAAGGCTGGCGTTGGAGCACTAGATTCAACGAATTATTTTTAACCATAAATTTGAGCCCGATCGAGTTTTCCCAAGTTGCAGTTCAATGGGAGCAAGTATCAGCCTCAGAGGCTTGGAACACTCTAAGTGGTACACTTACATGGGAAAATGCGATTGGAGCAGTAGCCTAATATGGCAAACACAACGAATTATAATTGGGAAACACCGGACGACACCGATCTGGTCAAGGATGGCGCAGCTGCTATTCGGACACTTGGCACAGCAATTGACACAACAGTTTTCACAAATGCCGGAGCATCAATTGCCAAAACTATTGTTGATGCAAAAGGCGACATTATTGCGGCAACCGCAGCAGATACAGTTTCAAGATTAGCCGTTGGTGCAAATGACACAGTATTAACAGCAGATTCATCAGCAGCAACTGGATTAAAATGGGCTGCTCCTGCTGGTGGTAGCGGTGGAATGACTTTAATTTCAACAACTACTTTAAGTGGTTCAACAACATCTCTTACAAGTATTGCTGGCACTTACAAACATTTATTGTTAATTGTTTCAGGAAGCACCGCTACTGGTAATTATCAATACACAGTCAGACCAAATGGAACTACTGGTAATTTTAGGGGAATTCGCTGTAATACTACAAGCCTTGCTAATACAAATAATGCTAATTTAGCCGCTATGACAACAGATGCAACAAGCAATAATACAACCAATGCTTATGCTATTTGGATTTACAATTATGCTAATTCAACTTATGTGAAAAATGTAGATTTATTTGGTGATATGCAAGACACAGTTGGTGATGGTATCCCTAATTTTGCAAGAGGTATATTTAATTTAACAAACGCAATTACATCAATCGACATAGTTTGTACATCAACCTTTAATGGTGGGCAAGCATTACTATATGGAGTATCATAAAATGACAAAACCAATAATTAGAATACACAACACAGAAACCAATGAAGTTATCGACAGGCAAATGACTAATGCTGAGTTTGCACAATACCAAGCAGACCAAGAATTAGAAGCGCAACGCCAAGCACAAGTCGAAGCCGAGGGTGCTGCCAAAGCAGCATTACTTGATCGTTTAGGCATTACTGAGGATGAAGCAAAACTTCTACTTGCGTAATGAAACCTTGGTTATCTAAAGCTGCTGTTCAACTGCGTGAGCAGATCGATGACAATTTTGCCGATAGATCTAGAAAATCGGATGGTTGGATTTCAGACGCTAGGCATCAAAAAGTAAAATCGGATCATAACGCCTTGCCTTCGGGTGAGGTTTGTGCCATTGACATTACAGCTGATCTAGGACAAGCCGAGGGCATATCTGCCTACCTTGCCGATCAAATCCGGATTGCTGGCAAAACAGATAAACGGATCAAATATGTTATTCACAATCATCATATTGCCAGCAAACTATTAAACTGGCGTTGGCGTAAATACAAAGGCATTAATCCCCACACCAAACATATTCATATTTCATTCCATCCAAAACAATCAGGAGAGTTCTTTAACATCCCACTACTAGGAGGACAAAATGGCTAGTCCATACAACATACTAATCGATCAAGGCGCAACCTATACTTTAGCCATTACTTACAAAGATTCAGCGGGTGCTGCAATCAACCTGACTAATTACACAGCTGCTATGCAGTTAAGGCTTTCCTATGATGCCTCAACGCCAGTATTGTCTTTATCAAGCCCATCCAACGGAATTGTAATTACCGGAGCAAGTGGCTTAATTAGTATTACGATTACAGACACACAAACCGCTGCTTTAGCTGCTAATACATTTTTCTATGATTTAGAAATTACATCGCCAACATCTGTAAAAACCCGATTGATTCAAGGAGTTGCCACAGTATCCCCAGAGGTAACTAGATGAGCAATACTTTAACAGTTACTGAGGTAGTCAATTCTGTAACAGTTACTCCTGTCAATAATACAGTTACTGTTTCAGACGTAGGTGTGCAAGGGCCTGCTGGTGCTACTGGTGCTACTGGAGCAACTGGTGCAGCTGGATCATCAGGCGTTGTAACAGTCAATGCACCAATTACAAATGCTGGCACTTCATCCGCTGCAAACCTTTCAGTATCTACTGGCACAACATCTGCTGTTGGAGTATTGCAATTAACCGATTCAGTATCTAGCACAAGCACAACAACTGCTGCAACTGCTAATGCGGTTAAAGATACTTTTGATTCAATACCATCATTAGCAAAACTGACGGGTAACTATTATAGAACACCTACTACAACTCTTTCAACTTCAATAAACCCTACAACAAATAGATTATTGTTAACTCCGATTTATTTAGATCGTACGCTTACATTAGATAGATTAGCGGCAGTTAGCGGCCCTGCATTTGTTGGAACTTCGTCTGTTAGATTAGGCATTTACGATAGTCTTAACGGTAAGCCTAACGCTCTAGTTTTAGACGCTGGAACGGTATCATTTACTGCAATCAACACAACTTTACAAATTACAGTTAGTCAAAGTTTGAATAAGGGGTTTTATTGGTTGGCCTTTTGCCAGCAAAGTGCTCCGACTACTGCGGCTTATTGGGGTCAAGCAAGCGGACAGACTGCAAGTAACGTGTATATGTTTGGCTCAAGCACAGCTACTGGATCGCTCAATAATTCTTTTTTCCAAAATAGCGTAACAGGGGCTTTGCCATCAAATATATCTACAACATCATCTCCTTTTGAGGCCAGTCCTTATGTATGGGCAAGGTTTGCATAATGAAAATAATTACCTACGGCTTAGGCGGCCATGACGAGACCAAGCCAAATAACAACATCGTTGAAGAAATCGACCTACCAGATGAGGAAACAAATGAAACTATCTAACAAGCACAAGGCAGCAATTAAGTCATATCTAAGAGCTGTGGCTGCATCCGGCATAACTGTCCTGTTGGCAATTGTTGCTGACATTCGACCAGAGTTTGCAATCCTTGCTGGAGCATTGGTTGCACCTCTTGCCAAGGCATTAGATCCAAAGTCTGGCAAAGAAGCTGATTATGGAATTAATGCGAAATGAGTCCAGAGTCTTGGGTCGCTATCGCTTCTGGCGTATGCGCCGTAACCGCCAGTTTGTTTATGGGTCTGCGTTGGGTTATTAAATCCTATTTAGCAGAACTAAAGCCGAACTCAGGCACAAGCATGAAGGATCAAATTACAAGACTTGAACAGCGTGTCGATGATCTGTTTGTCTTAATTAGTAAGCGATAATTTTAATTATGGCGAACACACGAAAACCTATCAAACGCAAAAAGATCAATCGTCGAGTCGTTCGCCAATCTCCTGAACCATTATCGAAGATCGATCAGCATTACACCGCATTGCACGAATGCTACAAAGCAGCTAGAAAAGCAGGATTCACACCTGAGCACGCTTTTTGGTTGATGACTGAACATAAAACATTCCCTGATTGGATTGTGGGCGATGGTGGGATCATCCCATCCATAGATCCAACTGACGATGAGGATGACGATTAAGCGATACTTGGTTATTTCGGATTTACAAATCCCATACCACCATGAAGTAGCAGTCAAGAATGTAATTAAGTTAGCCAAGCGAGAGAGGTTTGATAGTGTCCTTTGCGTTGGCGATGAAATCGATTTTCAAACAATTAGCCGATGGGCTGAAAAAACACCTTTGGCTTATCAACAAACTTTGGATGATGACCGCACGGCTACTCAAGAGATCCTTTGGGC